TACGCTGGACGTATTTGGCGTCCGCGCTATCCGTGGTAAGGTAGACGTCGGCGGGTTTGCCTTCGGGGATGCTCTTGCCGTAGGGGAATTGCGAGCGGCCCGGAAAATCACCCGGCACGCAATTATCCACAGCGGTGGCGCGTAGGTCATACTCGCGGGCCGTCAATCCCAGCGCGTCATATATGGACGCCTCCAATGCCATATTATCGTAATCACTCCAGAATAGGGCGTGATTGCGCGTATTGTCATACATGCCGTCAAGCACGGTCTGCAGGGCGTCCTGTTTGCCGTATGCCGGAGACCACGCCAATCCGGTGGACTGCGATTGTTCGATAAGATGAATGAGTTCCTCGCGCAGGATGGCCATTTGATTAACAAGGTTATCGGCAATCTGCCGGACGGCGGTGTTATTGTCCGTAATCGATTGATTAACCTGCTCAACGAGTGTGTTGAAATCAGACTGTAGGCCGTCGAGATTGCATCGAATGCACTCAATCAATTGGAGTGTGGTCAACCCGTCACGGTATGTGAACGGAACCGACGTGGGAACACGCACCAGTGGATAGGCGCGTGGCACAAGGGCGTTGACTGACATGATTAATTACTCCCATTCCCCATAGTTATGGTGGTTGTTAAAAATGGTATCATACGAGCCCCATATCTGCATGAAACACGGTTCGAGGCTCCGCACGATTTCCATGTCCACGTTGATAATCGCATTCCGGTACTCCTGTATGAGGCTCATGGCCGACTGGGAGCGGCCCGACGTGTGGGATGAACTCCTGCCGTCTGTCGCGTCATGTTGCCATTCCGTGCTGGATGTGCTATGCGATTGCGACGTGGTGCCTTGCGTGCTATGGCTACTGCCGTCCGTATCCGCCTGCGCCTGATTGGCGTGAGTCGCATACCGAGCGAAGTCGCCTTGTACGCCCGTTGCAGGAACCTCAGAATCATATGACTGGGACTTGGTGCTACTTGAACTAGTGCCGTCCGACGTGCTTTTGGTCGAACTATCCTGAGACGCGCTGGTTTTGCCGCTGGACTGGGCTACCGTGTTGGATGTGTTCTCACTGGTCATGTCCACGGTGTTCAACGGGTCGTATTCCAATGCCAGCGTCCGATAACGCTCATTAAAATACGGCATGATTTCCGCCATCGTCATCCCAAGATAGAAGATGAATTGTTGCGCGGTTTCCTGCCCTATCTCCCTAAGCGCGTAATGGCGAACGATTTTCTCGTTCAACTCGGCACGATGATTTTCATCATAGATCGGGTAATAGTCGGCGCTGAGATGCAGGCTGGAGTCCGTATCGTACCCGAGCGCGATGAGGTTGCCGAGGGTTTCGGTGTACTCTCCGGGCGTTTCCATCGCATAGGCGCCGAAATCCTGTGTCATTACAATACACCTCCGATACCCGCATCATATGAGGCGGGCATATCGATATCCGTCGTACCGCCGGCGCTGGAATCCAGCGCGTTGGGTACGCCGGAGCTTTGCGCGTCCGCATACTCAACCCAGACGTTCAACTGTGGCCACAGGCGGTTGATTTCCGTCGCCGCCGCCTGCCGAGCCTTCAGGAAACTCAGGCGGAACACGTCCGTTTTCTCGTTGGCTTGCGCCACCTCATCCGAGATGAGCCGTTCCTTTTTCTCGGTGCCACTGGACTGAATGCCCAGATATCCCAACACCTCGTTGGTCACTTGCGTTTTCTGTTGGATGAACTTGTCCAACAGGTATGGGGTGGTGTTGGGCCACGGCTGGAACATGCTACCGGGGTCGAGCGAATCATAGCCAACGATATAGTCCTGTCCATCCTGCCGTTGTTGTAGCATGTTCTGCACGGTCAACTTGGTACGCGGGTCGGCGGTGATAATGGTCGGTAGCTTCAGACTCTCCAAGTTCACGTCATACGCCTTATCAATGTCCGACAACCGTCGCGCATACTGCCATAGGATATCCTTGAAACTCATGCGCATACGATTATCCCAAATGGGGATGCACTCCCGGCCCGCCTTGAGTTGCTTGTAATGATAGTTGACTCCGACCGGCTCGAAACACGTCGGATTATTATACACGTTCAACCGGCCTTGATATCCGGCCTGCGTTACGAGAAACCGGCCTATACGTTTGTCCTCGAAAAACAAGGCGCAACCGTATTCGCACAGACACATTTCCAACCATCGTTCATCCACGGTGGGCGGCAGTCCCCGCCAACTGAACCGGTTCAACGCCAGTTCCTCCAGCAAATGATAGTACATTGCGTCAAGGCCGGCGGCGCGCGCCTTCGCGTAGTTGCCACGCGGATGCAACGCGCCCCCGACCCGATTTTTTCTAGACCTGCTCATACTACCATCATATCACTCATAACTGATGCCCGGCAGTGGCTCATTATCCGCCCAATCGGTCACGCCGATATCATCAGGACTGTTCCATACGGTAGTCCCAGACTCGAACACGCCCTTGACGGTCTGCCGATACTGCTCGGGCAAATCACCTCGCACATAGCATTCCTGCATTTGCCAATATGAGAACTTGGTCATACATTCCAGCGATTGCGGCGGCGTGATGAAACGCTGGACAAAATACCCGTAACGTAACATGTACTCCCCGACGCTCCGCAGAGCTGAGGGTGCGCACGTCTTGAATCGAACCAACACCCCGACAATACCGTTCGCAAGATTGAATCCGTCTCCGCCGATAGCACCGGACGTGGTCGGGGGCGTCAACTGCATTTGCTGGACTTGCGCATTAATCCCGGCGATAGTGTTTTGGTAGTCGCCAAACGCGGAACGTTGCGCGTAATCCGCGTTCATATCCGCCATATTTTGGGCCAACTGGTTTGAAAGCGCTGTAGTCTGAGAACCATACGTGTTGGCCTGGCTTGTCGTGGCCGCGTTGGTACTCAGCGAGTTCGCCGTGGAAAGTTGGGCGGCGGTATTGTTGATACTGCGGTTCGCTTCAGTGTTGACACCATTCATGACAGCACCGCCTAATGCCGATACCGCGCCCCCGACATTGCCCGAAGCGGCGTTGCCCGCCACCCCGACCACGCCGTTAACCACGTTATTCAGCTGTGCGAGGTCAGCTCGCTGATTGTTGATATACGTCGTGTTGTCCAGACCGGTGTTAAGCGAGGTCGCCTGTATCGCGTTATTGGCGTTGCGGTTGCCGATAGCGAGTTTGTTGGCTTGGGTATTGTACTGGTTTTGCATGGCCGTGGCCGCAAGAGACTGACTAATGCCCATCTGCGCTTTTTGATACGCCCAGTCAGCTGACTGCTGACTGTAGGAACGAGTGTAGGCACTGTTTGCCATTGCCAACTGAGCACCATTGTTGACTATCACAAATTGAGGGAAATTGCTGATACCAAACGCGGCGTCCAACATCTCCCCGCTATCGATAGGCAACCCATTGTTTCCATCAAGAGGAGCAATCTCGCTTGCACCCGCCTTATTGTACCCAACCGGGTAAAAGTTCAAGCGCGCGCCATTGGGCGCGTAATTATGCACCTCTCTAATAACCAGATTATCGCTTTGGATATTTTCGGGCTTATAGGTGATATTAGTGCCATTCAAACAAGTGCATTCGACAGTGGAATAGGGGTAACATTTGAGTTTTTTAAGGTTTTTATAACGTTCAGGGATATTAAAATTATCACGAAAATCATTGATGGTAATAATGTCTTCATACCTGCTGGGCGCACTTGTGGCCGACTGGGGGAAACGGTAGACACGATTATTCAACTCCGAAGGGAGTGTTTTCCCAAACAGCTTATCTACGACATAGCCGGACTGCTTAAGAAAGTCATCATCTAAAGAGGGTACCATATACATGTTTACAATACCCTGTGTCACCCATGAAAAAGTAGAGCCCACCCCCATAAACACTCGGATAGACTGGATGTCCTTAAAATACAGTATTTCGGCACCGTTGGCCATGTTCTCAAACAGCGAGCCGCCCGCAGTAATGAGAGACGGTTTTTCCTGACTGCCCGCGTCCGCTGACAAATCTACCGTGCTCACGACTATTACGCCGTAATTCAGGTTTTTCCCGTCCATGCCGATAAGAGACTTGTACTGTTGGTTTACCGTCACCATTTCACTACCGGTGTCCAGCCCTTCGGGTAGTGCAAGATAACTACGACCATAATCGGCCATCTGGTTTTCGTTGGCAATGCCGATATGACCGCGCACCACATAACATGAACCAAACCTAAGCACATGCTGGAACGACTGCCAAACGTCCAACTGCACGGTGAGCTGAGTAGTGTACGCATTGATGTAATCCACATGGTTGATGAAATAATACCAATATCGCGGCGACTCCAAGTCGGGATAATCGTTATACACCACGACATAGTTGTAGTTGGACGCCTCATTGAATGGCAGTTCGACGCGCACGGGTTGCCCGAACATGTGCATGACTCCATGCACCCTGTCAACACCGGGCCGTCGGTCGAACCATTCCTGTTGTTTCTGCGGTGACTCGAACCGGGCTAGGTCACGGTAACTGCTATCCCACGGCACGTTACAGAGTTTCAACGACGTGTTTGGCGTCCATTGCGCCCAGTTAAACGTCGCCTCGACGTTAGGGTTGATATCTCTCAGCATATTATCCCTTTCACAAAAAAATAAGGGGAGTGTTTCACGTGAAACACTCCCCCTTTATTGTATCACTAGGATACTGTCACCCGCTTCTCGCCGGATACGCCGAACAGCGTGGCGGTGATATCAGAGGCGCCTGCCTTGACGCCCTTGACGGCACCCGACTCGGACACCGTGGCGTTGCCCGGGGTGTCGGACGTCCATGCGGCCTGCATGGTAACGTCGGCGGTTCGCCCGTCAATCATGGTCGCCTTAGCGGTCGCCTGCACCGTATGATTCGTAGTCACATTCGGGACGGTTACGGCAATCGATGCAATGATGGACGGGTTGAAGCCGATAACACCCTCGCCAACCACCGGCACGTTCAGGGCGGCTGACACGGTGCCCGGCACCTCCGGCGTCGCCGGATCCGTGTACAACGCGGTTGCGGTAACCGGGATAGTGGTGTTCGGCTCGTCGAGGCCGACCACCAGTACGCCGGTGGGCGAAACATACGTGTAATCGCTCAGCGGCTTAACGGTATCACCAATAGCATAGCTTACCGCGTCCGACTTAAACGTGGCCGCACCGTCATTGGTGATGGATGTATCCGCAGTGACCTGCACCGCGCCGCCACGCGCCACATTCGTCGGGGTTTCCGTGCCACCGCCGTACATGGCGAGTTTAAGCTGGAAGGCTGGCGTCTTGGCCGTCGTACCGGCGGGAGCCACCATCTTGGAGGTGGAACCCGCGCCCGTCCAGAACATGACGGCGGGGGCGAAACCGGACACCGAGATAATGTGCTGGACATGCAGATAATGGTTCACCGAATTGATGTTCACCGGGTTGGTCTGCTGGGTCATCTCATTGATAACCGGAATATCAATCAGGAATTTATCCGTGGTGAGAATCGCCTGCACACCGTTCATGCCGAACCTGTCCTGCGGGATAACGATGATCCGGTCGATGGTCGGCTCGGCGTCCGTGCGCTGGAACACGGTCGCGAGACCCTGAACATCAAGCGCGGACTTGACTTCGGGCGAGCAGAACAGCACGAGCTCGTCGGGGCGGGCAAACGTCGGCATGTGACGCGCATTATACCGGGTGGACACGAATTTCAGGGTATCCGCCCATGCGCGAATCTGGCGCAACATATCACGCGCGTCCGTTTCCGAACTGCCCATGTCGTTCAAATCATTTTCCATGTGTACGCGCCAGTATCCGCCAAGCTTAGCGTACTCGACGAACTGGTGGCACATGGCCTCGAACAAGTCAACCTCGGCGGCATTATAGCAGGAGGTGAGAATCTGGGAGGTGAGCGAGGCCAAACCGGTTTCGGACGTGAACGCACGCTGGAGCGTCTTGTCATCCGTGGTCGCCGGATAGAAGTGGGCAAAGTCCAGACGGTGATAGAGGCTATCCACATCGATCTTCCACTTACGGAAATTATCCGCGCCCAAGTATTCCGCGTCCGGGTCATACACCTGTGCGAGCGGCATACCTACGGCGATTTCCTGCCACGTATCACCATACGCCTGAGATGCACGCTGGAACACGCTCAGCGGATTATTCCAACGCCACGTATTCACATACGTGCCGCCGATACGGTTCACCAGCGCCGCATAGAACTCGTTCTTAAGCTGGGTGCTGGACATGAGGGTGGCCATCTGCCTATCCATGTTCATCTGAGTCGCACTTGGCATACGCCGCTGATATTCGGGGGACGCCTCGTTGCGGATCATGTTGAGAATCTGGGCGTTGTTGAATTCGGTGAGCGGGCGAAGCTGTTGCTTCGGCGTCACCACTGGAGTGGTTGACATGATAGTTATCCTTCCTGACTGTTAGTCCTCGAATAGGTCATCGAATGTGCTGTAGGTACCATTGTAGTCATCGTCGGTCATTTCAGCCGATTCCTGCGTCGTATTATCGTCCGGGCCGTCGTTGAGCACATGGTCGGCGGCGGCGTCACGCATAGCCTCAATGGTTTTGGAGAGTTCCGCCACGGTCGCTTCCAAGGCGTCCAACCGGTTGGCCATGTCGCTGGTTTTATCGTCTCCCGCGTCCTCCGGTTCGCCATTGTCCTGCGTTTCAGGCTCCGGGCTTGGTGTATTGTCGCCGGTCGGCTCGGTGTCCGGCTCGGTGTCGGGCGTGGTGTCCGGTTCATTGGTTTCGGTGTTGTCCATAATCACCTCTTAAAGTAAGTGGCATGGCGGCAATCACGCCGCCATGCCGGTTTGCTAGGCTGTGCGGGTTCCCTCGCCGTCGCTGGGCGCTGGCTACGCACGTCTACATCCGACCAACTCGCCTCACCGATTTGCCTGCCGGTCGGGCCATCGAATCGGCTTGGGACGCACACCCCGCTACCGGATATTATAGCATAAACGTATGGCCGTCATCATTGAGGTGACGTGACCCCGGCAGAAACTCATCATAGGGGATGGGGGCGGCTCGATGCACGCCACTCAACCGCATGACGGTATCGCCGCCCGTTTCCACGCCGCAATATTTGCGATTGCCGAGGATACGGAGCCTGTCATAGGTGTGGTCGTTTTTCCACGCGCCTAGTTTTCGGTCATCCGTTTCCATGCCTGCGGGCGCGTCCAGTTCTTCCAGTATCATGCCGTCGGTATCGGCGTAGAGCACGCGCTCGGCGTTATCGTTCATGGCGCGGGATAGTATTCGCCGCCCGTAGGCGTTGACATATGCGGCGGTCGGCAACCATGCCAGACTGTTGGCCGACTCGGGTTTGTCCACGATAAAATCCACACCCCCGTCTACGGACGGTTTCGGATGCAACATGGGACGGTAGAGCGAGGCACCGAACTTCCCTACCAGCGAGTTCAACAGCAGTTTTGCCATCTGCCTGCGCTCACCCGTCGCGGTTTGTTTCACGTGAAACCATTTGTCCACGTATGTGTAGTAGAGTCCGTGTGATTTGCGGAACTTCCAGCCGCCGACATGCTCCCACACGTGCACGTCATAGTTTTCGGTCAATGTTTCCCAATCCACATCCGTGACCGGCATGGTTACGACGCCTAACGTACTGTCCAGACGTTCGCCCTCATACCCCCATACGGGTAGGATATTGGTGAGCGTCGCCGTTTTTCCCGTTTTCAACCTTGCATCAAACGTAATGACATCGATATGGAGCGGATAATCATTGTCGTGTCGATATTCGCCGTCATACCATATTGGCGAGCCTACCGGCATGGGCGAATCACGCATGATACTCGGGTAGAGACTGTTCACATCCCAGCTTCGGCAATCCCTGTATTCGCCCGGCCTGCTGTACACTATCGCCCCATAATAGGCGGGGCGCATTCGATGATAATCATCCCTATCCAATGGTGGAAAATGACGTTTGAATCCGGCGTAATCCCCGTCGATATAGTCGTTCATCGCCATAGACGCTATGGTCGTGCCCTTGAGGTGCAGGGCGGCGCATTCCTGTGCGATGTTCCACGTGGTCTCCAAGTCAGTGGTTCCTTCGAATGTTTCACGTGAAACATTCAACCCATCGTCGCGCGTGATATTGCGCACGTCCACAAAATCCACGGTGATACCGCCCATACGCACGCGGAAACTGTAAAAATGGCCGCGAATGTTGAACGTACCCCACACGCCATCCTTGGCCGGATTCGACTGCAAGGGGAGTCGTTTCAACAGTTCGGCGGCTATGGGCTTGATATCCTGCCACCCGTGGGCGCACCATACGCGCGTATGATGATCGAGCATGGTGAGACGAATAACGGCGCTCCCCGTCAATGGTTCCATACCGTCATCCGTCAATAGTGTTGCGCCGTCTGTTGCCGCCATTCGACGCTCTTTCATGATTCCATCCCTTTAGTGTCGTGCCGCGCTGGTCATCCATTCATCAAATCGCGTCTCTACATCACCCGCGTCCGCCTTCGTCTCCCATTTATGTGTCTTATCATTATACCATGTAGCCTCCCGCACCACGGTGCCAAAATTCGTGTTGTTTATCAACCATCGTTTTTGACGGTTCGATAAAGACGCGAATTTTCGGGCGATATTGGCGTCGAATGCTTCAAGCTGTTGTTCGACCCTATCAAAATCCGCAACCCCCTCGTTCTCGGGGATTTTCCCGGTGCCTGCACGTAATGGAGCGCGTCCTACAAGCCCGGCGTATTCGAGTATCTCCCGTTCAAGCCTCCTCCTGCCCCCTTCTCGTATCATCATACGCGCGTGGCTCATGCCACGCTCCGAACCGAACACGTTCGCACGGTTGCGTGTGAGTTCGTCACGCGCCGAACCGCCAACCGTATGAGTACCCAACACATCGAACGGCGACTCTCCCGCGCGTTCCATCTCACGAATCTCGCCCACCGTGTAACTGGCCATGATCGAAGCCTCGAATTGTTGGGCACGTTTGATTTTCCGCCGTGCCTCGATACGGCGGCGCTGTTGCTGTCGTAATGTTTTCCGACGTTTCGACGGGGCGGCGGCGATTTCCGCGTCGGTAATCAACGGACGCGCCGCCAGTTCCCTATCAAGTTTCGTGACATGCACATCCGGGACAACCTGATAAGGCTCGTTGTCCCGGGCCCTTAATGCCTGCTGTTGTTCCCCGAATTCCTGTCCGATACGGCGCGCTACCTGTTCGAGTTGCTGGGCGCTGAGTTTTCCCAGAAACGTTTCAGTGATTTGCTTGGGGAGGTGTCCGGTACTATAATCCCTGACCGCTTGCTCTCGGCGTACCTGTGCCGACCTTATGGCAGCGTTGCGTTTCAGATTGTTGGCGCGTCGTTTGTTTTTACGTTTTGCCACGGCCCCTCCTCTTATGAGTGTAAAACACCCCCCGCCGTAAGGATGGAAAACGGCGAGGGGTGAGTTTGGCGGCAACATCCCTATAGGGACATTACCATGTTACCGTATGATGTGGACATTCACGTTACTTGCGCTTGTCTTCCGACACCAGTTCAAGATCGAAGAACTTATAGCCACGGCGACTCTTTTTCTCAACCACCTTAAGCACAAGAGGATGATTCCACGTGTCCGGCGTGCCGAAGATGGCGAACAGGTTGCCAAAAGCGTGCGCCAATGTGGGGGAGGCGGCGGCGAAGTCGCCTTCCTCCGCGTGGATAACGACGCGGGTGGAAGAGTTGATTTCACCCGTCTCCTGATTAGCAACCTCAATGGCCTGAGCAAGCACGTTGGTCACATGCAATGGCTCATTAAGGTGTTCATCCACCTTGTCGGAGGTCTGCATGGCGCTATACAACGCCATTTTACCATCCATAGTAGTGGTGTCGAAGAAATGGGATACGGCGTTAGCGCCGTTAGCCGCAAAATTGTTGCCGTTTGCTACGGTGAGTTCGTTGTCAGCCATGATTATTGTTGCCTTTCCTTATATGGGTTGGTAATTATTCTTCTTCGGAAATGATATCATCTTCAACCACGTTGCCGTTGACCGACCCCGGATAGTCGATAATGGTATCATCCCCAAACTCACAATTAGCCCAATAGATTGCCTCGTCCAAGCGCGTCGCCTGAGCATGATACTCGGCGGACATGGGAAGCATGTCCTTGTTGATCTTACGGGCTTTCTTCATTGCCATTTCAGGCGTGCGAAACGCGCCATCCACGACCACCTCGGCGTCAACAAGTTCCCCGTTTTCGCCGCGCGTGACACCGTGCACAATACTATAGTGCTTGGTTCGCTTAATATATGCCATAATCATGCCGCCTTTTCTTAATGTTGCTGTTGCTGTGACATTCTTGCAATGTCTTCATCACTATACCGTGCGTCGGTCAGATTGTCAAAACGGAGACACGCAATTTTTATGATGGTCTGAGCGAACCCAGCACCCTCCCAAGTCCTGCACATCTCATAGCATGACGCGCCCTTGACATGACAGACAGCACACCACGCCACCATAGCCGGACAGTAAATAAGCCCGGACAACATTTCAACATCCTGCGTTCGTGATAACGCGTCGTACATTGACGAACTTGGCGAGATTCCCAGACAAATGTCCGCCGCGTGTTCGATACTATCGACAAAAGCCACCTGACCACCCTGAGGCTTATAAAAATCCTTAAGCAGTGCTATAGTACGACAAAACGTTTCCCAATCGCCCTCACCACGGTTATACTCCCGCAAGTGCAGGTTACGCCGACGGCCACGAATAACACGGCGCACACGGTCATCGTCCAAAACACCGTCATCAAACCAATTAGTACGGTCATCACCGCTCTTCATTTCTCACCCCCGTCATCCCACAAATTCAACCGCAT